CGCTTGAAAGCTACCAAGCTTGCATCGCTTTACCCACATGCTGATTGTAAAGGTGCGCCTGTTGCCGGCTGATGCGGGGGTTCTGGACAAGTAGGCACTGTCACTACTGTTGAATCTGAGTGAACGTGAGATGGCGTACCCACCACCACCTTCCTGCCCCAGCAGCAGGCTGTTGTTCAAGGCGCTCATTTCACGTCACCAATGAAGCGGACCGCAATGCGAGTTGCTGACTCAACGTGGTAGGCCAATAAATCAACGGCATTGGCGGTTGTGGTGAGCGTCGGTGCCGTGCCCCCTGGGAATTTCCAATTACTACCAAACGCAAGAGATCTTCCTCCTGTTGCATCTTGTTTGACAATAATGACCCCACTTTGTCCATTGGCAGAGCCAAGATAAGTTGGGTTTGCAAGCGTTCTATTGCCACCAAGGGTTAAAGTGAAATGGTTGCCGTTGGCTAAGTCAGGTGTGATCGTTGTAGCGTCAGAAAGTGTGACAATCGTTCCGCGTTGACCTGCCGTATAAGTTTGAGCAACGTTGGTCTTGGCTGTATTGGCGTCATAGCTCTGCACCGTGGTGCCGATGGCAGACGTTGGGACATAGCTGCTCATACCAGCTTGGGTCTGGTAGGTGCTAGCAGCGTTTGACTGGGTAAGATATGTAGACGCAGCAGAGGAACTAGTCAGGTAGTCAGTTACAGTAGACCCAGCAGGAATAGTAACTGGATTAGTGAAACTTGCATTACCAGAGGAATCAAAGGTAAGCCGTGCTACACCATTAGTGACAAGTGCAAGTTCATCAGCACCTGTATGAGCAAGACCAGTATTAGTGTCACCATCAAAGGAGTAAACAGGAGCTGCAACACTGGTGCTATCATCAGCCTTTAGTTGCCCAGTAAGGGTACCACCAGTAAGTTTGAGGTAGCGAGCATCAGCATCTGTTGCATAGTAACGCACCCATACCCAACTAGATACGGAACTACTATAGTAAATCTCAACAGTCAGACCAGCTTCTCCAACAAAACCAACAGGCTTACCACTAAGTGGAGTGAAGCTTTCAATGCCTGTTGAATCAGTAACACGAATTGCATCACCATTAACTGGTGAGGCAGGAATAGCAGCTACGTTAGCTACAATCACATAAGCAAGAGCTTCAGCAGCAGCGTTAAGTGCAGCTGTAGCGTTAGTATTAGCCGTATTGGCTGTAGCAACAGCACTTGCTGCAGAAGCAGAAGCAGCATTAGCCGTAGACACAGCTGAGTTGGCTGTAGAAACCGCAGATGCAGCTGTAGAAACCGCAGATGCAGCAGAAGCAGAGGCAGCATTAGCTGTTACAGTAGCTGCATTAGCCGTACTTAGTGCTGTATTAGCGGTGCTAGTTGCACTGTTAGCCGTGGTAATAGCTGTAGTAGCTTCTCTATTTGATTCCTGTGTTACATACAGGTTCTGAGTGAAGTTCTCATTCAGATCTGTAGCACGAATAGCAGCACCAGAATAGAAGGTAGCAGCAAGAGCAGAGTCATCCGTAACACGGTAGATCCTGATTGCTGCACCATTAGCTGGAGCTGTCGTAAACTGAATAGTGGTAGGATTGGCTAGAGTGTATGCAGTTGTAATTGTACCATTGATACTAACTTTAATATCAGTGGTCTCAAGATATGGAAATGTGAAGGAATAGTTGGTGGCAGAACCATTCCCTGTGTATGTATTTTGAGTGACAGCCATCGTTTAATTAGTACGAAAAGTTTTGTTCCATTGATTTAAGAAACTTTTCAGCTCCTTCCACGTCACCAACTTCAAGGAAGTTCTCAACTGTTTGATTCCTGTATACTTTATCCTGGATTTTATCTCTACTAGAGACATAAGACTCAGCATAACGAGTAGCTGAACGAAGAGCAGAATCAAGCATTAATTGAATACCCTTAAAGCTCTGAAGATCAGGGGTAAGACCCATCTCTCGTGCTTTCTTAAATTCCTTACGGAATGCTTTACCTTCTTGAGTCTGCATAATCTGTTGGATGGATTGCTTAAACATACCTTGCTGACCCATGATATTCATTACTTCAGAACGTTCTTCATTGCTGTATTCAATTCCACGACCATTGGTACGAAGGGAAGGGCGGGCTTCGTATTCAATATCAATCAGGAATTGCTTCTCAGGAGAAATAGAACCACTTACCTTCCAAGGAAGATAGGTATTCCAAACTCGTGCAAAGAAGCTAGAAGGTACACCAACCTTACCACCATCAATCCAATCATAAGCATCAGGAAGACCTTGCTTAAGGATAGGGTTACGGTTAGCTACAAGATCAAAGAAGTTATTCTCAAGTTCTTTTTTATTAGCAGTAATCAACCGTCCAAACTCTCCCATCAAGCTAGAACCAGGCATCATAGCACTGGTAGCAAACGATGAAGTCCAACGATTAATAGCACCAACATCACCACGTACAACGTCATTCAGAGGCTCTAGAGCAGCAAGCATAGACTTGTCTGCAATCGTTGCACTCAAGACAAAACCAGCAGCACGTAGGTTCTCAGATAGCTCAGCAGAGTTAAGAGTATCAAAGTTATCCATGATGTTAACAGTCAGTGCAACCCAATCACTAACACCAGGAACACCATCATAAGATACCCAACCACCACCAGGTACACGAATAGACCGCTTCTGCCAGTTAGCATCACGACGTAGACGTTGCTTTTCTTTGTCGTAAAGTCCATCACCAGTGATACTATCACTCATGAATAGACCTACAGCTCCCATCACACTCAACGCACCAATAGCCTTACGACCCTTTAGTTCAGCTCGTGTAGTCTCGTAGACACTTTGAATAGTTTCAGGTGTATACTTAATACCACGAGCAGCAAGTAGTTGCTCTACTTCAGGACCACTCATAGAATTGAATGGCTTATCAAATGCATTGAATGTATCAATAAATGCACCAATCGGGTTATGTGTACCAAAGTACTGCGCCATGTTAAGCGGAGTCTTGGTAAACAAAAGGAATGGTTTAAGAATTGGAGCACTACGAATCAGGTTAGACAAAGCGTCGTTGGCTGGATTATCCAAAGCCATCGAGATCTCACCAGATGTAGCCCTAACAGCAGTGTCAGTGATGGTATCGTTTTCATCAAACATCTCTCGATAGATGCGTTTAGAAAGCTCATCAGCTTGCTTACCGTTAAGAGACAACTTACCTGATTTAGTAACCTCATCCCATGCTCTACCACGTGCTTCCCAGTTAGCAACAACAGCTTGAGTAAAGCCATCAAATGCTTGCATACCACGCTGACCAAAACGTAGCCATGGATGCTTAGCAAGGTCATTAATTTCCTCAACAATGGAGACCATTACTTGAGGACCGTATTCACCATTCTGAGCTTTAGCATCAGCAAATGCTTTGAGAAGTTCTACCTGTTGATCTTCAGCTACATCCATATCCTCACGTAATGCCATGACATAGGGATCACTAGCAGAACGACGGAAGACTTGGTTCATGTAGCCTAGACCCTTATTAAGGGTATCCCAGGCAGCACTATATTGGTACCAACCTTTACGTGCTACTGATGCATCGCCATTAATCAGAGCACCTGCAGCTTGAGCAATAGGACGCTCAGCAAGTAGTGCAATGTTAGATACACCAGCTTTAATCGGTGTACCAATAGCGGACAATGTAGAGTTATAAACGTTAGACCAGAAGCCTCTCAGTACAGCAGAAGGGATGTTAGGCTCACCATCAAAGACTGCTTTACTAAAGACACCAAGAGAGTTACGAACGTAGTTATTAAGCTTAGAGATCGTGTCTACCTTACCATCAGTAAACTCATACGCCATCAGAAGAGGTGCAAGAAGCTCAGGACGTTCATCCTTTACTCCACGTAGAGTATCAATGGTTTGTTTAGCATCAGCTTTAATACGCTCAATAGCTTGAAGAGTAGAGTTCTCTTCATTCTTAATAGCATTCTGAATCTTAGTAGCATAACCAGCATCAGCAGCCTCACTACCTTTAACAGTAAGACGATTCCACAGGTTAAGCATATTAAGAGCACGACCACGTGAATACGAAGTCATACCTTTTTGTGCCATCAAGAATTCAAGACGATCAAGGATCTGTTCTTGTGCTCGGTTAACAGCAGCAGTGCCATCCATAAGACGGACACCTTGAGACATGTCAGAGACCTGACCAGCAAAGGAAGTGCCGACATAGGCTTGTGCTTTCATCACATCCATGTCTACATAATCCTTCATCAGCTTATTGATAGTCTTAAAGACACCAGCATAAGCTTCACTCTTGAGTACAGGAATGTTAGTATCAACATCCATACCTTGCCACTTCTTAACAGCATCACGAAGTTGAGAAGTATCCATCCTATAGAAATCCATAGCCAGTGATTCACCAGCATCCATGATTTCTTTATGGGAGATATAACGACCAGAAGCGGTCTTATATCCATACTCACCAGCATCTTTAAGCTGCTCAGCAAGCCCTCTAACAATGGTCTCCATACCGTTAGGTATCTCTAGACCAAACTTAAGTGCAGGCTCCGAGATGACGCTTCCAACGCGCCCATAAACACTATCAGCATTGTTGTTGATACGGACTACATCAACTGATGCACCGACAACACCAAGAGGATCTACAGAACGAATACCTGATTCTTCATAACCATAGAGGTCATGAACACCAAGCATAGGTTCATCTAGGTTAGCATTCTTAGAGAAGTTATATTCTCCAAGTTCATCTAGTGCATCTGAGCGACGTGCAGCGGATTGAGCTACAGCTTCTTCAATGTTATCTGTTACTTCAAGATCAAGGTTCTTTTGGAACCAGTTCTTAGCTTTCTCAGATTCAGGAATCCATTGTGTAGCTCGTACAGTACCAGTAATACCTTTAATGGTTTTAGCAATGCCTTCAATGGTATCGACAAAGAAACCAAGACCAGCACCTTCAGTGACATTCTTCTGACGTTTTACATCAGGACTGTCGCTATCAAGAGTAGCTACATTATCAGGAATCCAACCAAATTGAGCAGGGAAACTTTTTTTAAGAGTACCGCTAAGGTTATCATCTGTCTGGTTAGGTTCAGCAATATAATCTACTGCTGCACCAACACCAGCACCTAATGCTTTCTCACCAATCCACTTAACAAATGGATCACTGAGTAGCTTTAATCGACTAGCACTAGCTGCAGTATTAATACCAGCACCAGCACCTTTAGTCAAAAAGATTGTAGGAAGAACAATGCTACTCACTTCACGAATGGATTGAGTAATATCATTCTCAAACTTAGGTCTTTTCTTTAAATCAATACCGGGAAGGATGTTAATAGCATCTACAAAGAAGTCATTAACACCTTGACCAGGTGAAGCAAGAACATCAAAAACTTGTTGAACTATGTTCTGTTGTTTAGGCTGTTGTTGCTCTGGTTGTTGCGCTTGACCCGTAGGACGAGCAGGTTGTTGTTGGGGTACTTGTTGACCCATCTGAGGAGCAGCTTGTTGTTTAGACATGCTTTCCATCATCTGCATATCCTGAGCGCTTTGCTCAGCTTGCAGTTTCAGGAGTTGCTCCTCTTCAGGGGTCAGATCCGGCTTACCGTACAAGATCCCTTGCATTAAATTGTCACTCATTTGTTACACTAAGTGTTATTGAGAGAGTTGAGAAACTACAAAGCGCCTTAGGTTATCGTAATTTCTATAAGGAGTCATGCTCTTACTGCCCCTAGGAGCTGGAGCAAGGAAATCAATTGAAGCAATAGTACCGTCAGCCGAACGTACATTACCTGTACCACCTTGAGTACCAATAATATCACCAGCACTTATTGATTGACCAGGACGAAGACTTACACCATCTGCTAAGTGACCGTAAAGTACGTCTACCTTTTCACCAGTGCTAGGGTCTGTAGATTCGATAACAACGTAATTACCATATCCAGGCTCTTGGCTTACATCCTTAACTACACCAGGTAGTACTGCAGGGAATCGCTTGCTTTCAAAGTAGAGATCTACACCAGGTTGACCACCAGAAGATTCAAAGTTTACAGAAGAAGGACGCTCAAAAGAAGGACGGCCATAACGCTGCATACTTTGACGCATAGTACCGCCACTTCTCAATGCAGATACATCGCCATACTTAGCACGAGCTTTCTCGAAACGTTCATACAATGACTTAGCGTAGCCAGCTTGAGGTGTGTTAGGTCTACCAGCATCTACCCAATTCTTGTAACCAGTCTCTCCCATGTTCCACACATAGATAGAGTCCTTCCAATTACCATACTTTTTGTAGATACCAGAAAGAATACCAGCACCAAGTGTTAGATTAAGTTGAGGATCTTTGAGAGCACGTTCACGCTGAGCTACTGTACCACCAGGACCGTGATACTCTTGACTGAGTTGCATCAAACCAACACCAGCAGCAGCGCCACCCATTGATAGGGCATTAGTATCCCAGCTACCATTCTCTGCCTCAGCAAATGCTGCAACAAAGACTGGGCTGATACCAGCTTTCTGAGCTGCCTCTACAACCAACGGACCATAACCTTTAGGTACAAGACCAGGGTTAAACTGTTGTGTAGACACCATAGCTCGTGCTGAGATCTGAGCAGTACGATAAGAGTCGAGAAGCCTCTTGACCTTAGGATTAACAGTTGTGCTAAAGCTAGTTACTGACTCAGGTAGAGCAATCTGACCCATACCAGCAGCAATACGCTGCCTATTGATAACAGTCAATGGATCTACACCCATCTGCATACCAACGTACTCAGCCATTGGATCCATCTTAAATCCAGGCTTAGCCATACCTTTTTGAATTTCATTCAACTCAGAGACGGTATAGATAGCACCGTTAGCATCGAGAGCTTTGACACCAAGACGACCTATACTACTCTGCACCCACTGCATACGAGCAGTAGAAGCAGAAGAAGGTGTAGGCTTACGGTCAAACTCTACATAACCACCTTTAGAAAAGGAGGTAGGATTAGATGCAGATGCAGCAAACTGTTGTTGTACAAAGGAGAAAGCATTGCTTACAGGATTAGGATCACCTGCTGCTTTCAACTCAGCATACTTAGAAAGGAACCTATTCTGAAGTTGTTGTGTCTTCAGAGATACAGTCCAGTTGTAAGTACCATCAGGTTTGGCTTGGATCTGTGGAGGACTCTTAGCCAATGCAGCAAGAGCATCCATTTGAGGTTTAAAGCCACCGTTAGCTTTGTAGTCAGAGGTAGTTTGCTTTGCAAGACCACGAAACTGAGCAGCGATAGTCGCAGGAATACCCATACGATCAAGCCTTTCTTCAGTAAGAAGACCACGATCAGCAAGGTCAGTCAATTCATCTACAATCTTTTTACGATAGCGAGCATTGACTGTGTTGTTCTTGCGGTAGTTATCGAGAAGGCTACTGTCATAACCAGGAGCAATAGCATCAGCTTCAGCTTCAATAGCATCGGCATCAGCTTCGGTAAGTTCAATACCTTGTTCCTTAGCTTGATCGAGAACAGCTTTAATCATCTGTTCACGAGAAACAATCTTTTCACTATTCTCTAACTCAAACTGCCTAAGTGCTCTACCTCTAGCTTCTACAAAAGATTCAGTAACAGCAATAGCTCCAGGATCAGCCTTTAATAGCTCACCAACTGTAATCTGCTTACCGTTGAAAGTTGTCTGCTGAGTTAGATAATCTTGCCAGAAAGCTTGGTATTGTTGCCAGTTATCGCCTTTAGCAAGAGTTTGAAGTGTAGTAAAAAGCTCTGCTTTATCAGCAGATTTATTTTGTGATTCTTGTAGCCAGTAATTAACTCCAGAAGCACCTTCTGTGTCAATCTTCTGTACTAATGCAAGGGTACGTGCTTCCTGAGCTTTAGTTGCCTCAAGCTTACGATAGGTAGCGTAGCTTTCTTGTTGCCATTGATTCTCAGTAGCACGAATGGTAGGATGCACATAAGCTTCCAGTACCTGATGACCGAGATTAAGCATCCCGGATTCCTGCATGTACTTAGAACGAATCTGAGAGACAATAGCCTTCTCAGTTTCTAGATCTCCAGTACGCTGAGCCTCAGCAAGACTGATCTGTCTATCACCAATTTGAAAAGGTGTAGAAAGGTTAGAGTTGAAGTATGAGTTGTAGCCTACTCCAATGTTCTGAGCAAGAGCCTTAGACTCACTCCAATACCTAGCATTGCTATGCTTTGCAACATATCGAATCTGTTGAATAGAAGCACCACGACCAATGAGATCACGTACAAATGCATTCTCAGATAAAGCCTGATCAGTGAGGTTACGATCAAGCTTATGGATCTCCATCAACTCTTTAGCAGAGATACCAGCAGTATAAATAGCTTGGTTGACTGCTAGCTTCTTACCTTCTTCAATATTAGCTTGAACTTTACCAAGAGTCTCAAAAGCTGTATTAGAGAAACTAGCAATTGATTCTAGTGTCTTTAATTGACCCTTGTTCTGATTCTCGATATTGCTAATAGTAGTTTCGTAATTACGTTGAACCTGTTGTTGAACACGTTGACGGTTTTCTTGATCAGCCCTAAAGATTTGATCACGATTACGAGCTTCTACTTCGTTGACATAACGCATTGCATTAGCCATTCGATCCCTATTACTGAGATCAAATTCAGCAGCACGTTGCATGTCCTGAATTTGTTGACGACCCTGTTCACGGATCTTACTGCCAACATCAGGCACCTCAATAGGAGCAAACCCACGAGGTGACGCATAAGGTTTAAATTGTGCCATAGGTCAACTTTAGCGGGTTACTCCAGGTACTGTAGGTGAGGGTGTAGGTGTGCCAGCAGGACGTGGTACTGACGGTGTATAAGCATTGACAATCGTATTAGCAATACCAGGGATGGCCGTACTAAGCCCTGCCATGATTGGGCTAGCCAAGTTAGGCACAGACGCCACAGGCTTAGGCAACGGACGAGGTTTGAATGGATCCTGCAGAACAGGACGAGGCAATGCTTCAGGTTTCGGAGGAGCAGGAGGAATACGAGGACCAAAACCAATACTGCTAAGAGCATTAAGATCAGCTTGGAACTTATTCATTGCTGCGTTAACTTTCAGCGCCTTAGCTTGGTTACCAAGACTTACGCGAGATGCAGCAAGTTGAGCTTTATCAAGGTAGAACTTATCATTGATCTGCTCAAGGTTAGTGGTAATCTCAGCAGCAGTAAGACCAAAGCTTTGCTCAGCATTAAAGACCTGTTGAATGATAGCTGAGGTATTAAGACCAGTTTCAGCGATAGAAGCAGCTGCATTTTTCTCTGCATTGACTCCCATACCTCCACGTACTTGTGCCTCACCTTTAGCTTTAAGACCTTGTACATAAGCCTTCTGCTGCTCAATCTGAGCCATACCACGTGTCTGTTGCCTTACAGCATCAGCCTCTTGGAAGTTCATAGCTTGCCCAAGTTGAGCATACTTGAATTCCATCATGGTAGACTTCTCTTCAAAGTCTAGGGCTATGTTCTGTTCTTGTTCCCAACGAGCAGCATCCTGAAGAGCAAAGTCATAAGCAAAGTTATTGAAGCCTAGCTGTTGACCTGCTGTTAGTTTACGTTGTTCATATTCACGCACTTGATTGTTGTAATCAAATGCACGAATCTGCATCTGATAGTTCCAAGACTTCTGTGCAGTCTGATCATTGTAAGCAAGTTCCTGCTCAATGTTAGACCGCTGGATCTTGATACTATTTGTGTCGTATTTAAACTTACGACGCATCTCGCGGTTTTGATACCGCCAGTTCTGCATGTTGGCTTTATT